ATAATAAATTAAGTCGTATTTGTAATATTAATGATACTGATTTAAAATTTAGAAACATGCAAGGTTATATTTCTGAAATAGACTTAGATTTAGATATGCCTTGGAATGATAAATTTGAAATTAAGAACTATAAAACTAAATTTGAAGATTTATTTTCTACTATTGTTGCACAATCAGAGGAAATGAAGAAAAGCGGCTATACTATTGCGCAAATGGCCAATAACTTAAATGATAATGGTGAAGTGCGTGCGAGCGCAATTGAAGCTACTCCACTTTGGCAAGATAGCTTTGATGACTATTTTACTAACAGTGAAAAAGTAAAAGAATATTTTAAACGAGTATTTGATGAGGCCGGTACAATACTTAGAAATGCTGCTTCATCACTTGATAACTTACAAGATGTGTCCGCGCAAAATGCGGCAATTTTAAGTGGCTTTGCTGTAAATGTTCAAAATGGTTTGGCGCCTACTTATACTAAATCTGCTACTCCGCCATTAGATTTTAAAGCAGGCGATATTTGGGAAGATTCTCATGAGAATCGTTATGTAGCTACCGCTAATTCTGCTGACGTTATTAATGCCGGTAATGGATGGACACAAACTTATGATGGCACATTTGTTACTAAGCGAATTCAAGGGGCTAAGTTAGATATAGATACCGAAGCAGGTACCATTGATATGTTGGCTGAGAATAGAATAGACATTCAAAGTGGTAGTGATTTATATATTGCCGCAAATGATAATGTCGCTATTGTTGGTAATAATTCAGTTAATATTGGTGGAGCACAAATTAATATAGCCGCAGATGGTAGTGGCCATCAAGGTGGTATTCATTTAGTTGCTACAGATTATGAAAAGGCAGCAGATAAAGAAAGTACAGAATACCAGTCAGCTACTAGAGTAGATTTAACTGCGGATGGATTAGAAATATTTACTGGTGGAGATAGTACCACTGACCCTCCGAAGCTAAATGCTTCTGCTACAAAAATAGATAAAAATGGTATTTATCTTGGGACTAATGGAAGTATTAATTTATACTCTGGTAGTCTTGATCCTAATGATGAGACTAGCAGTACTACCGTACAGCTAAATAAAGATTATTTAATATTTGGTGCATCAAATGGTAGCCAAGGAACGTCAGCTAAGTTTACTAATAAAAAAATTGTATTAGCCGCGGGAGACCAAGTTGATAATGTGACTGAAGCCGGTATATCTCAAAATGGTTCTATTTCAGGCGTATTAATAGAAAAAGATTTTATAGGAATGGCTACGGGTGTTGAAGACCAACGTACTAGCGCTATTTTGTCTCCAAATGGTATTATATTAAGTGCTGGTAGCGACAATAGTGGAACGGTAATGGAATTATCTTCCAATAAAATTTACTTAGGAAGTTCTGATGCCGATGTTAGAATTCATTCTAATAATATGTTAATTAATACTTCAGCTCAAGGAAATAATTCGGTTTTTGAATTAGGAACAGCTCTAAATACATCTTCTCCAGATAGTAAATTAAAAATGGATGCCAATGGTAATTTATCTATTACTGGCGGAATTACAGCCACTTCGTTATATATAGGAGATAAGAATACACAATTACTTGTAAATAATGGTGTAGTATCAATTTCTTCTAATGGCAATCAAACTGATTTAGCTACTACTAATGATTTAATCGATATTAAGACTGATGGTATAAATCTCCTCAAAGGTACTGGCAGGGGCACCAGCAGTTTCACAGTGAAAAATGCTGTTGGCGGTACTGTGACTACATATGACTTCAAGAATTTGCAACAGAACGTGCGGCGTTATGGTGCATCTGGCGCTGTGACGAACCTGATTGTCATGACTTTCCCCACATATATCAAATTGGTGCCAGGAACAGAATATACGCTCTCTACGCACATGGCCACCTATAGTAAGTCCGGTCACTTCCGCTTCTTCTATTCCGACGATGGCGAGACCTTCACCGACGACGGTCAGCTCCGTGGCGAAATTAAGGCAGTAGAAGGAGTTCAATCGCTTACCTACACATTTACCGCAATTGGTAATGTTTATATCATGGTTGGCCTAATTATTCCGTCTATGGCAAGCGGAACATATGTGGACGTATACGACCAATGGAAACTCGAAGTCGGCAACAAGGTAACCTCGTGGAGTCTTTGCCCAATAGACTACCCAGCAACTGAACTAATCGACGGAACCGCCATCGTCATGACGAAGGACCAGATGACATTCCGTGGCCCGACCATCAACCTCGACGTATCTGGCGAAGCTGGTGATACGCGCTGGGATGAGTCGGGCATGACCATCCCGTCCATTAACTCGCCCAGCGTTTCCCGCCGCTATGACGGCCCCGCCGCCATTACGGTCAGCGCGACCGCAGAGCCAGACGGGAAATCCAAATTCCGCACCCTGACGGATGCGTTCGCGGCTCTGTCGAATCATTGGCTCGACCAGGCTGTGAAAATCACAATGGCGACAAATACCACCGAGAGCCTGGCGACTTTGCGCGGTGTTTACGGCTATGGGACTATCGACCTATTAGGCAGTGGCAAGACGCTGAACGGGCGCATTCTTGTGCGCCAATGCGATTTTCTCTACGTTGAGCGTCTTACGATTGCCGCGTCGGGAGCAGTAACACTTGTGGAAGTTCGTGAAGTAAATAATGCATACTTCTCTAACTGTAGTTTTAATGGTACAACTACAGACGCGGGGAGCAACGGCTTATCTGTTAGCACGTCAAGCGTTAAAGTAGAGAACAGTGGATTTTATAACTTGCGCAACGCAATACGGGCTGATCGAGGGGCACGGATATATGCACCGAACAATAAGGGCTCGGTTGCATACGCATTTGCTGCGGTGAGCGATGCCCGAATCGGAGTGGCAGGAACGGCTCCCGCCGCGGATACCGCAACAAAATATGAGGCTGATGCAGGACAAGTTATCGGAACAACAAGCTCCAGCGGCGGCTCCACGCCTCCCGCGCCGACAAGTACAACAACTGTTTCCGCCTCGCTTACATCCGCGCGCACCTACCAATCCGGCGGCTCCGGATGGTTGAATACCACTGCAACCATCCAGCAAGGCTTGAATGCCGGGTATCAGCACTTCGCGATCATTCAGTTCTCGACCTCTGGGTGGAGTGGTAAGACTATCGCTTCGGGCGAATTGACTATCCACCGCTTGAGCGGCGGCAAGGGTGGACCCATCACCGTCAAGCTCATGACCACCGCCTCCGCGGCTGGAAGCGGTACGCCGACAGGAACCTACACAAACCACGGCGTTATTGGAACCATCGACCGCAACGAGACTGCGACCTTCTCTATTCCCGCTGCCGCATTGCAGGAGATTGCCAATGGCACGCGCACAAGCCTCATGCTCTACGATAACGGCTCCGCCTGGGGAGGCCGCACGTTCTCCGAGAACTACGCCATGTTCAGCGGCTCCAGCGATTCGATCAGCGGCTACCGCCCGAAGCTGTCCGTGACCTACAAGACGTAATGGATAAACGATTATCTTTTCTTATATAGTGATATAATTATATGATATATGCTTTTATTCTCATAGGAGTTTGCTTAGCTTGATTGTTTTTTATAGTGGCTTTAAAACAGCCTATAAAGTAAATATAAGGTGATAACAATGTCAAAACTTCCAAAAATAGGTTCAGCCTCAATTGATGAAAATGGTCGTGCTCGCGGCGGCAAGGCTGGAAATCAAAGTGGTTCTGAACTTCGTATACAAGATTGGTACAAGCATAGCAAAGGCTGGATAGTTCTTCGCGCGAAAGACCCAAGGGTCGCGGAAAAAATTGCTTATGCTATGAAGGCTGCCATTGAAAATAAACATATTGGTTATGACCAAGACCAACGTAATACATTATATAATGCCGCGAAAGACGTAGGATTTGACCCGGCAAAAGTAACCACAAATGTAGAGACTGACTGTTCAGCTCTCGTTCGTGTCTGTCTAGCTTATGCTGGTATCATTGTTTCTAATTTTAATACTTCTACCGAAGTATCTCGCATAATGGCTACCGGTAAGTTCATGGAACTTACCGATAGCCAGCATACCAATAGTGGCGATTATCTCCGTATTGGAGATATTTTGGTGACAAAAACACAAGGACACACTGTGGTAGTATTAACTAATGGAATTTTCGGTGCGGATGACGCGGTACCTACGCCAGTACCTGAGTCAGTTGAGCCTGGCGCAGAATATCCTTATAACACAAAAACAACAGGCTCTTACTGGTTGCGCACTAAACCTTCTACCCTTGGCGCGAAAATTAAAGGTTTACCCGCGGGTACGGTTGTACGTGTTTATGGAGAAATTAATGGATGGTATGGCGTTAAAGAAGTTTCTAGCGGTTTAAAAGGCTATATAAGTCATAAGGCATTTATGTAAAAAAAATAAGGCCCACTCGAAAGAGTGGGCTCTTATTTTTTTATTCTTCAATAAATGGAAGAAGTTTAATCATATCATTTGGTGTAAATAGCTTAAGTTCATTATCATCTAATAGTGTTAGCTGAATTGGATTAGCATTGAGGGTAAGCTTTGTATCTAGCAATTCAACATATTCGTTATTCATCGCTTCACCATTTTCTGGCTTAATTTTATAATTACCCTCTTCAATAATAAGATTACCGGTTTCATCATGCTCGCCGTATTTATCTATAAGCTCCATACGCTTCTCATTGAATAGGTCGATTTCATTGCGAATTTCACGAAGAATACGAGCAATCTGATAAGTAGCTTTGCTGCGAAGACGCTCATTACTAATCGCCGATAGTAATCGTTCTGCGTCGAGAATATTTTTTAGTGTGACTTCCATTATATATCTTCTCCCCAACTTGATTTATTATTTTTCAATATATGTACAAAATATTTACCAATACATATTGCGTCAGCTTCATCTTGTGTACAATCTTGTCCATACCAAAGTTTTACTTTTTCTTGGGCTTGTTTCTTCTTATTTTCGCGCCCTTTCCCGTCACCGACATTACAATAATTACGCCAAGTATTAACTGAAACCACATCATGGTCAATACATGCTTCAAAGAGCGTATCAATTAATACTCCTTGTAGATTAGCTAATACGCGATAAGTTTCTACTTGATAATTATTATTACCAAATGCTTGTAGCTGTATATGCTCTAATCCTACAAAGTCAGGCTCCCAGTTCTCTAATACGGCAATTAACCATTTTTTCATTTCATTTATGCGTGCTTCGGTGCTTAATTCTCGGTCAACTTTATAAGTTCCATAATATACCAATTCGCCATCGTCATAAAGAGAAAAACCAGTAATATTAGTAGCGGCATCTAATGCTAAAACGCGCGTTGAGTCAATTTTTTTAGGTGGAACCTTATTACGTTTAATTTTGTATGGATCACCAGCCATACAAATTTCACAGATAGGATGTTTACGCCATGTTCTATAAGTTTGTAATTGTTTATGTCCTTGCGGACATACCATTTCTAACTCTGTATCTAAATTTTTATAAGAGTTACTAATCAGCTTCCAACCTTCTGTTTCTAAATGATTAGCAACAGTATATATATTAATTGGCATTACTTACCACTGCTACCAAAGCCGCCATTTCCACGTTCAGAAACTGGAAGTTCATGGGTTAAAATGCCCTTAAATTTATAAGAAGGCATAACCATCATTTGGGCAATGCGATCACCCTTATTAAAAGTGGCATCAGAGTCAGAAACGTTATCATATAATACGCCAATTTCGCCGCGGTATTCTTCATCAATTACACCAGCACTATTACTTAGACGCAATGGTGTTTTAAATCCAATACTAGAACGTGGAAAAATAAGTGCCAGCCATCCTGCGGGAAGAGCAATATGAACACCTGTCGGTAATTTAGTGCTCATTGTATGTGCTGGAACTGTTACATTCTCAGAAACATACAAATCGGCGCAAGCGTCGGTTTCATGCGCATAAGTTGGCATTTGCGCGCCATCATCTAATTGAATAGGAAGGATAATATCATAAGTAAGATACTTGTCTAAAACTTCATCAAACATTTCATAAAAGATATTAAAAATAGTTTCAAGAAGTTTACGTTTTCCCGTAGAAGGTTGAAGGACATTTTCAAGAGTATCTTGTAGTGTAGCCTTAAATGTTTCAATACGCTGACGAGCCTCTACTCGGCTCGCACCTTCGTCCTTTAAACTCTGAATAATTGTATCTACACTTTCCTTGTGGATAGCAGGAGTAATGCCGCCTGTAATCATTCCGGCAATACTTTCAATAGTAGTATCAGTTAATGACTCTTCGGGCAATTCCATAATTTGTTGAATAATATTATTTAAATCCTTTAAACCCGCGTTATCAGTATAATCTGCTAAATCAATTATGTTTTGTGTATCCATTTTGTTACCTCGTTATTCATTAAAAGTTTTTTCAATTGTAACAATTGCCCAGCTATCTACAACCTCACCTTTTGACTTTTTTGTCTTAATTACATAGCCAGATTTTGTAAGGGTATAGCCTTCGGTAAGCGCTTGGTCGCGAAAGGTTTCAATCATTTCAATTGCTTCGGTTTCATCATCAACGCGATAAACGTCAGTCGTTTTCATTAGCATCTTCGCCATTTTCTTCTTTCTCCTTTTCTTTCTTTTCATTTAATTTTCTTAATTTTTGAATTAAATCAATATAATTTAATTTAGTTGCTGTTTCTGTTACGGTTTCTACTGCGTTTTTGCCAGATTTTCCAGCTTTTTTCGCGAGAGCGCGACGTTGCGCGCGATTTAGTGGCATATTATTTTTAATACGAATTTGATTTAATGTATATCGGCTAATATTATTTAAAATTTGTTCTGAACTATTGCCGCCAATTAATTTTTCTGCTTCATCAATTGAAATATTATTAGCTTCTGCGAAACGTTCATATAATTCCTTTGGAGTCAACTCAATTGGCTTTTCATTAATTTCTGTACTATTGATATTTACTTGATATTTATTCATTAGCCGCCTCCACCGCTATTTTTATTATATCCAAATTCTTGCGATTTAAAAAATTCAATATAATATTTTTCCATTTCATTTAATTGCTCTTTTTCACAATAAATAACAGGCTCGATTGCCCAATTCCAATATCCTTCATCTGCGATAGCGTGGTGAACTGCTTGGTCGGCAATACTAGTAATGCCAATCGCAGATTTAATATGATCGCTAATTCGTTTTTTAATATTTGTAGATTTACCAATATAACATTTACCAGTTTGTAAACTAGTAAGTTTGTAAATACCGGGTTTATCATCAATTCCTACTCGCTTAAAAGTTTCATCTATATAAGGTTTAACATATTCAGCCCAAACCAATTTATTAATAATATCTGGATGCTGAACTTTTTGTGAAACCGTTGTAAGTAAGAACTCAATATCATTTTTATATTCATCAGGAACTTGTATTGTATAATACAAACGTTCTTGCTTCTCTTTTTCATATTGCTGTAATGGCGCGAGTACAGCTTGAAATTTCTTTTCTTGAAGTATGGCGACTTCTTCTGCTTCTTGCCTTGCTTGCGTCCAATGCTCTATTTCTGCCCTGGCAGAAATTTCTGCTTTATTAATTTGTTCTTGAATTTGCTTAGTGATAAGCTCCATTCTAGAGTTTAAATTATTTTGTCGCTCAACTTTTTGTTGTTCAAATTCTTCATCTAACAATTGTTGACGCTGTATCCGCTCTTGTTTAAACGATTCTTCTAAATCTTGACGATAGCTACTATTGATTTTATTATATTCTTTAATAACATTATTGTATTTTTCTTCCGCGCTCGTTAACTTTTCACTAACGCGTTTTTCTTCTTTTCGTAAATCTTTTAATTCATTTTGATAATTAGTTAGTTCAGTTTTATCAATATATTGTTTTTTATTTAATAAAATAAATAAAATAATAATAACAATAACACAAATGCCAGTAATTATCCAACTCATTTACATCACGCTCACTCCTTTTCTTTATACTTTATTATAACAGATTTTTTATAAAAAGTCAAATATATAAAAATAAAAGGATGAAGCTAAGCTTCATCCTTAATATATAAACCACAATGACACTGATGGCCAGGTTGTACATTATTTCTAAAATCTTCACACAAACATTTATATTTTTCATTTCCACGACTTTGATAGATGCAAGGGCAATATCCATCATTTTCTACCAGTCCTTGACGAATTGTTGCTACTAATTCTTTATCTGGATTTATATGAATTTTCATTAACTTATCCTCTCAGCATATTGATTATTTGAAGCAAGTTTAACACCTAAAATTTCGTCATAATGAGGTTCATATCCAATTAAATAACGGCCATATTTTATAATAATGTTTTTATAATTCTTTAAAACCTCTAGTTGCAAAGATATTTCACTTTTTCCATATCCTGTATAAATAATTATAGTATCATTACAGTGCACACCTGCACGAATAAAATCTATAAATTCATATAGCTCTTGTTCAGAATCAAATGGTTCTAACCCTTGGCAACAAAAACCTTTTGTCAATGGATTTTGTCTATATAATTCCCATATTTCTTGTAAAGAAATATTAAAATCAGGTTCAGTTGCAAGAGCACTATTTTGGCATACTTGACATTTATTTATTTTGTCACATTTAAAATCGCAATATGGAAACTCTAATGTTAATACTGGTTCTTTATAATTGGTAAAATCACAATCAATTATTCCTTTTAGTTTCATCTTTTACCTCAATTAAAGGACACCAATTTGGTTTGGCATATGGAACTGTATATAAATAGGATTGTAATTCTTTGCAATCCTCTGTAAGATGACCGTGGCAATATTCAAATTCATCATCCAGTAAAAAACAGCCAACACATGCCTTTGGCATTGGTATATCTAATTCAATTCTAATCATTCATATGCTCCCATTGGCGCAGTTTAAATTCTTGTTTTCTTTCCTTACTCCAAGTTTTTATTGGCGTATAGAAGCCAACAATACGAGTGTATTCTGTCGCTACTTCTCCGCCACAAACAGGACATTTAGTTCCATAAAAAGCATGGTTGCGCGCGCAAGCCTGAATCTTAGTATTAAATGCAAAATATGTTAAACCTTGATCAGCAATATAATTTACCGCTGCCCAAGCTTTCTCAAATGAATCAAAAGGTGCATCAATATTTAAATGTGCGATAGAGCCACCATTACAATAACTATCAAATAAAGATGCAATACGAATACGTTCAGCCATAGTAGTTTTAATGCCAAGAGGAATGAATTGATTCCCATATAGAGGTAAATCTTTTACAACTGTATCTGGATAAAAGAATTCATCAGCAATTTGCATTTTAGCCGCAGCAGATTCACCAGGGATTTGTTCTACATTAATTTTATAGTCTTTATCTGCGGCAAAATCATCTTTAACTTTGTGTAAGGTTTGGAAAATACGTTTTCCGAACGCATCAGCTTTTTCTGTATAATATACATTTCCTAATTCATCTTCGCGCGTATATCCAAATGTTTTCATTGTCTCATAAATACCAATAATACCTACTGTATTATATAGATGCTCAAAATCTACAATTCCTTTGGAGAAATTAGGAAGCAGTCCTTTCTCCACATTACGGCGGATAATGTGACGAACGCAATCAAGTGCCTTACAATTTAATTCTACAATTTCTTTTAGTCGAATTAAATAATCTTCTTCATTTGTTGCTTCCAATGCTATTCGTGCAAGATTTACCGTAGATACTTTAACTGAGCCTACTTTTAATGCGGTTCCGCCAATACTATTAAAATATCCTAAGTCTTCAATATTACTTTTTAAACGGCAACAATTACTTAAAGAATTAACGCTGTCATCAATAAATAAGTTGGAATCGCTCCAAATACGATTATGCTCTACTCCCCAACGAGCAAATTTTTCATCTTCAAATTTACCATTTTTACGCAATAGCGAAATAGTTAATACGGGAAAAGTAAACATGTTATGTTGGCGTATCTCAGCAATTGTTTCCATAAACAGTTTTTGAAATTCTTGGATTTCTTGTAAATCATCAACCATAAAACTTCCATCGGGGAATTGACTTCCAGCAAAAAGAGCTTCGAGATATGGCATATCAAATACAGAGCAATTGGTAAAAGCACTTTGCATTCCATCTCGTACATAAGGTTGATTTACCGCATAAACAAAACGTTGAATTTGTTGACGTGCATAATATTCAGGAGATTTAGTAGCATAACCCTTTTGGCAATCTTGCTTCCAAAAATAATACATATAAGGGATAATATTTGGAAGCCCTACTGCTCCTGAGCTACGATTTGCGGCAAAACTTATAAATTCTTTTACAAAATCTACAAAAGTGCTTAGATGTTTTGGTGGTTCCGCATTAAAATTATTTAAGAAAAACAATCCCTTTTCTGCTACTTCTTTTAAATCATATGCGAAGCAATAATGAACATAAGTACTGGTATCGGCATCATGCATATAAAGAGCTTTTGTCCATTCTTTTTCTAGCCAATCATTTGCTGTTTTAAATCCATATTTTTTATTAAGCTCATAATAAATTTTATTAAAAGCTAATAATTTACGATGTGGCTTTGGCATTTCGTTCATAAGGGTGCGCATATCCTTATTACCAACATTAGAATTACCATCCACAGATGCATCGGCGACTGTATCTTTATCAATAAAATTGTCAATAAAATCTGTATACGATAATTGTTTATCTCCAAATCCATTTAAATAAGCAATTTCTTCTCCATATTTTTCACTCAAACGATTATAAGCAGTTTGAAAATTTTTGCTTAATCTCACTTTAATGTCCATATTTAATCACTCCTGCTCATTTATCCAACTGACAATTGCGGAGGGTGTATTATAAATAGTAGTTTCTCCATTGTCTACAATTTCTAAAGCAGGCGCGCGGTCACTATTAATAATATTTGCAATGTCAGAAAAATCTTTTTCATTAAATTTAATATTTTTTTGATGCAATTTAGTTTTAATCATTTGACAAATCCCACAAGTTGGTAACGTGTATAAATTTATCAATTTTTCCAATCCTCCTTGGACATTATTTTTCCGCAATATGGGCAATGTGTATCATCTACTACGGCATAGTTATACATTCCAGATTCATCATAATGAGGACAATTATTTTGTATTAGTTTAAGTTGTTCATATATTTGACGCACGGTATCCTTTTTTTCTAAAGTTCCTAAAGCTTTATATAGTTGAGTTTCTAGCCGCTCTCGTTCTGAAATTACTTCTGCTATTGTCATAAACGCCAATACCCCCTATTCATTAATTGTTTGAAACTTTGTTTAAATAAGTCCGCGGCGTTTGGATAAAATTTTAATACTTGTTCTCGCTCTTGCTCTTCAACAGTTTGCTTTTTACTTTTTAAAGCAATTTTTTGATTAATTGTTCTATCAAGTTCAAAATTTTTGCTCCAAATGGCTATTGCATTTGATAAATGGTATAATGGGTCATTTGCCCATGATTTTGGATTTATATATTTAATCTTAATTGGAATTTTTCTGCTCCAAAAAGCATATAGTAAATTTAATTTATAGATTATATCTTTATAATATTGTAAGTTAGAAACAAAGGTTCCGCCGAGCGTTAAATATACATTAGATGTTGAATTAATGTCACCAAGAAAAAAATTTTTATATTTCTTAAGCATATAATCAACTTCGTCCAGCGGTATATTAAAATCTAAAATAATTTCATTAGTACGCGCGATTTTGCTCATATTACGTAATTCTGAGTATTGACTTAATGAATTACAAATGATAGGATGAACAAAGTAGATAGATGAAGGTTTCCTCTCAGAAATGTCTTTGATTATATCTTGCCAACCTTCTTGAAAGAAATTTTTATCATAAATAAAAACTCGTTTTTTTGGAATTATAGGAGATAAAGGTAGCTGCTCATTTCCCGCAAATCTACGATAATAACTATCATCTAAAATATGCTCAATAATTTTAGTTTTTACGCCGTCATTATATTTTTGTTTTAGATATTCTTTATATATTGCTGGACGAGGAATAGTATAGTCAATTATATCATTATCAAATGGAATATAATCTGATTCTGTAAAAGCGCTACCTCCTGTTATAACATTATCTGCGCGAAGAAATTGAATTGGCAGTTGCGGCCGCGAAGCCTGCTCAGAAAAGATATAAATTTTTTCATAAGCGCTTAACTCTTGTTCCTCTAATGAAATTAAGCGACAAAAAATGTTTTCTTCTGTTTTATAATAAGTTGCCAATTTCATGATTTCTAAATTTGGGATAGCTAAGTTTACAGAGGTAGAAGTCTGTAAGGTAAAATCTAATAAGCCTATCATTCTTCTACCTCCTTACGCTCAAATTGAAATTCTAAGCTATTATCTTCATTGATTTTAATAATTTTAGAAATAATTGGATACACTGATTTACTATATTTCTTTGGAATAAAATTATCTCCTCGGCGAATTCCCTGAATCATTAACTTTGTTCCTCGGCTTAACCAGCTTCGTTCAATAATATGTTTTTTTCCATCTTCGCCTTTTTGAGATAACTGTTTATCATAAATAGCGAATTGATTTTTATAAATTTTTACTAGTACTACACCAGTTGGAGTAAGTAATGTTACAGTATTATGCATCTTATCTTTGTCAATAACAGTACCAATAATTTTATAAAGTTTAAAAATTTTAACCTCTTGACCATTTTTTCCCATAAAACTGTACTCTATTTCTGGTTCTTCTGGCATAGTAAAATAATCATCATATTTTTTCGCGGCTTTTGCGAGTTCATGCTCATGGGAATAAAAACTGATGCTATCCATTTCCCATTTACTAATATTTCCATCGCTATATTTATTCGCGACTTCATCGTACAACGCGGTATTTAATTTATTTAATATTTCATCTTTATGATTTTTTAAATAAATACGCATGGGTTCCATTGTTTTTTTATAAAGATTATCCCATGTTGTTTGTAAAATATTGACTCCATTATTAATTATATCAGCACTAAAATGAAGACAAATAAAATTAATCGCGGCATCATTTAGTTCATAATAAGCATCATTTTTACAAGTTTTTAAAAATTTATTAAATAAAAATAATTTAGCATAAAATGTCATTTCTTCTGGAATAAGATTTTTATTAATTAACATTTGCATATTTTGTAAAGTTAATCGTTCTTTTTTATCCGCGATAGACATTATATACTCATGCATTATTTCTTCTCGTGGCTTATTTTCTACCGCATCAAAAGCACCAGATTTAATTAAATTAATAATTTGAGTCTTTTTTAAGCGATTTTTTTCAAGGAAATCTTGTAAAGATAAGTACGGACGCGACATCATGATTTCGCCAATTTTCTCTCCGGAGATTCCAGCAATCCCTCGTAAACCATATAGAATAATGTTTTCATTAGCTAATGGCGTGAATGTAAAAGAAGACTTATTAATATCAGGTGGAGAAACTTTAATTCCATAATTACTCAATTTACCAATGATAGAAGCTACACGGCCATAATCAATATTTTTCTCTTTCTTTTTCTTTTTATCCTCTACATCTGATTCCACATCGTCATTTGCTTCTTCCCATTCTTCCAGCTCTTCATTATCGTCCATTTCATCTTCTTCTTCAACTTCTGGTTCAACTTCAATCATTTCATCTTCCGCGTCTTCATAATTAACTGCTTGAACGCCACCACTATCTACAATTAAATTAGCTGTATTCCAATAAACAATTGGAAATTTATATGCTAAATTCATTTCTTGAAGTGCGATGATTGAATAGGCGAGGGTATGACTCGCATTAAACCCATATCCGCGGCTTAATGCTATCTGAACATCCCACACATAATGACAAAAACGTTCATCACAGCCTTTTTCTTTTATTCCTTGGAAGAATTTTTCAGTCAATTCTTCATATTCTTTCGGATTCTTTTTAGCTATTGATTTTCTTAATTTATCAGCAAATTGTAAATCCCAACCACCGCATTCTGGCAATTGTACCAACTTCATAAACTGTTCTTGTGTAATAGAAAGACCATTGGAAATATCTAATTCTTTATGTAATAATTTCATTTGCTCGTCTGAAAGTCCATATTCTCGCATTTCCTTATCCCACATCCATGGATTCTCACGAAAACGAGCATATTTATCTAGTGGCGATTCGGCTCCTTTTTCAGCCGCCATAAGACGAATAACAGAATTAAGAGTTGCCAAATCATCAACATTTCTTGGATGAGTCAAAGCAATACCTCTAATGCCACTTGACTGTTCCATTTGAAATAAACTAATAATCTTGTGATTATTAACCATATCCCACATTTCATCACTTGTTCTATCAATTTTATAAACATTTAATACATGTTCGTATGTTTCTCTTAAAGTGGGATATTCCTTAACATATCCATCTTTAATTAAAAGTTCAAGACAAGTTTGAATTTTATCCGCGGCTTCAACAGAAAGTAAGTCCATTTTAATTTCTGAAACATCTTCTAAGTCATGAAGCTCAAATTGTGTTACAATCGTACCATCAGGCGCGCGCATTAAGGCGGAAGATTCAGTAAAATCTTTATCCTTAAATACTACTCCGCCTGCGTGAATCAGTTATTCCTATGTCACCATAGGCCCAGACTATATCTTCATTTCTTTCATTTTTTCTTCCCGTAAAGATTTAGCTAACCTAAAAGCTTCGTCTTCACCATATTTAGCAATTGAAAATGATTTAGAATGTCTTTTATGATTTTCATCAGTCCATTCGCAAACCCAACTTGCTTTTGCTATTCCCGGACGCTCATCGCGTTTATAAACGCCGCGAATTTCGCAATTATTATTTTTTCGCGCCTTCGCATTAGTTGAATTAATTGCGCGGGTTGTAATTCGTAAATTATTTTTTCTATTGTCTAATGGGTCGCGATTAATATGATCTATTACCATATTATTATCATAATTATTAACAATAAACTGATGTAATCCAATACGATGTAAGCTAGCATCATTTGCTACTATTCTTATATCATTTTCATGAATTGATAAAGTCCATTTATGTTGTTTTATTCTTTCATAGTCGTCTTTATCAATTTTACCGAATGCTTCTACATTACGTGTATTAATAATATGTAGAATGTAATAATCATCATTTTCAATGTATTCATTCAATACACTTTTCCGAAATTCAGTTGGCTTTTTATTCTCATTTCGGATATTATAAGTATAATTATGTAAATTTGTATGAACACGACATCCATTAATTTGTTCGACTAAACTTAATGAGACATTGCACTCTTTCGCTATATCTATGTTACGTTGTTGTTGTTCTAAGCGATGAATAATATCTAGAATAATTGTATCTGAATATTTTTTCATATGTTTTTCACCCCCTTGTTTATAAAAGTAATTTAGGTTATATGAAAGAAATGCGGGGCACTTCGAGTGGTAGCATCTCCACCCTACTTGGCTACATTCATCACCAATAGTCGTTACACCTTCCACAAAATAAGTGGCTTGGCACGGGATTGTCTCCGGCATCTTACGCAGGAGATTTCCCCGTTAGCAGAAAATTTTCCACACCGCTTGCTAAGCGTTCACCCCGTTTTACATGGGCTATCACATTTGTTAACCCATACCACAAATCAATCCTTCAATACGATTTGCGACTTCCCAAAGCTTTGGATACTTATTAATTTCATCAATAAATGTTACGTTTGGCTTAATGCCATTTTCTTCATCACCATAATACATTTGTTTTAATGTATATGCTTGACCACGTTCGGTAGTAATCAATGAAGAAATATATTGCGCGTTATCCACGTCAATATCTAATCCACGACAAGCAGTTAATATTGCTGATTTAGATTTTTCAAGTTTAAATGTCGCGACATTTGATATACGATTTTCACCATAAAATTTTCTTAAATGTTCCAATACTTGTGCTCGTTTAATTCCAGAAATATCAACGTCAATATCTAATACACTTACACGAGCTGGATTCAAAAAACGCCATGGATACAATGTTGTATTTTCTCGTAAAGGATTAATTTGAATAATATCTAACACATATAGAAGGATAAATCCGCCGCCTGAACCGCGTGCGGGCATAACCAATGTTCCAGCGTTCCAACATTCATCAATAATCTTTTGAAGATTAAGATAATACGCGCTCCATCGCGCTTTGTTTACCTCACTAGAAATCCAGGTCATTTCAAGGCATTCATTAATTGCTTTATACGCCTCTTGATTTTGTAAATCTTCATGCGCGGAAATACCATCGATAACTGCGTTTACCAATACATTATCTTCATGATACGGAGAAGTGATAAATTTTTCAATTTCTGGCATATCATTAATAGCGGCTTGTAGTTCAATCTGAGTATGTTGATTAAAATGACGCCATGGTAATTGAGGAATTTCTAGTGGTTTTAATATTGAAAAGTCTTCGCATTTATTTTTTATATTTCTAATAGTTTGATAGGCGACTTCAATTTGTTCTTCTGTTAAATATGGAAAAAATGAACGAATTTCTTCATCCGTCATCATATAAGTCGTCTCATAAAAACTTTTTACCTCGCGCTCACCATCTTGCGCATTTAAAAATGTTTCATGAATAAATGCGTCTTCCGGGCGCAAATAATGACTATCAGTTGTAATTATATATGGAATATTAAGTTCATTACTAATTTTTAATAAATGATTATTAACAAATATTTGTTCTTTATTATGAGATGGTTGCATCTCTAAATAAAAATTACCATTACCAAAGATATTTTCAATATATAAACACCAATTTTTTGCTGTTGCATAATATTCTTCATCACGAGTATCCATATATTGAAGCAAAAACTTGTCTAATTGAGAGCCAAGACACGCCGAAGAAGCAATCAGGTGTCCTGGATTACTTCCTACGATTTCCTTTAAATCTTTATAATACGTGGGCCGGCGCCGTAGTCTTCGACTAATATAAGAACGTCGCCATGCTCTTGTCGATAACTCACAAATTTGATGATAACCCTCAATATCTTTACACAAAAGAATAAAGTGAAAATATTTATCTTTTTCTCTATTATAGTTTTTTGCATTTAAATCATTTCGAGTCAAATAAATTTCATTACCACGAATTAGTTTAAAGTCTGGATATTTTTCTTTAACCTTTTTATAATATTTTTCAGCTTTTACATAACTTGAAATAGTTTCATGGTCTGTTATAGCAACGCATTCATGCCCTAATTGAATTGCGGTATCAATTAGGGCATTAACTTTATTTATACAATCTCGTAAAGTTTCGTTACTATAATCTGTATGGTTATGAAGACTACCAGGGTATTTACTCACACAACCACTCCTTCTCTTTTAATCTATAATTATTATAGCATAATTTTTAATTCTTGTCAAGTTCTTCGATAATAGCTTCTTTAATATCTTTATATAAATTAAGTTTTGGCCTCAATATTCGTAGTAGTTTATTATAAGATTTTGGATAGTGACATTTTTCGTTACTGTGATAAGCATATTTAAAAGAAAATGGACAGCTGTATATATCTTCGTCATCATCTAAATCGGTATAAGCAAAAATACATTCCGCACAAATCATGTTGTTTCTCCTATTAAAACTCATATTTACTATTATCTATTTCAAAATCATAGTCATCAATAAAGCATTGAATGGACTGGTGTCCCATCCATTCATTTATATTTAGACGGCCATAAACTGTTAATGTTTTTGTTCTGTTATTCATTACTTGCTCTATGAAGTCAGTATCTTTAAAATGAACATAATCTATGCCGTTAAAATTAATTTTAATACTATCTTTATTTGCGCCCATAATAGAAATATTTGCTAATGAAATATTTTTTATTACTATTTTAATTTCATCAATATGATTACCAAAATATTCTGGATGTGCGGCTAAGGCATATAAAAGTTCATTATTATTATTTCGTCCATCTAAAATATAATCAACAGTATAGCAATTTTCAAAATCTGCCGCGCTCAATTTGGTATTACTATAATTAATAAAGTTATCAATTTGTTTAGCGTTAATGCCAAATCCGCAAGCATTATCATGTCCAGCGGCATATGTAATAAAATTACTTTCTTCTAAAAATTTTTTAAACGAAGGTAATCCCGCAAAGTTGCCGTCATTACGAATACTTCCTTGAATTTCATTGTTGCTATTTCTTCGCCCAATCATACAAGGTTTATGATACTTTGAAACAACTGCCATTGCGATTAAACCAGTCATTTCCTGCGGAATATCATCGTATTCATCTAATTCAATTAAAATGATATTATTTTTTAATAAATCATTTTTTTGAATTTTAAAATCAATTAAATCCATCGCCTTTTCTTTTAGTTTATCTTGACGACTTTTCGCATTTTTTCCAACACGAGCGGCTTGGTCAGCAGCTAATTCAATATCATGTGGTCCGGCTCCTCGCTTTGTGCTATGTAATGGCCGGTCAGGCTCAATAAAACAATAGAACATAGCTTCTTTTTCCGCGCGAGTTCCAATACGTGTAATCGCATTAATTAAAGGCGCGATATAAAAAGCTACATCAATTGGGGTTAATCCTTTCCAAGGATACACAGCTTTTTCTTTAAGTGAATAGGATTGTGAAGCTAATAAAGTTTGAAATCCTTTATTATTAATATTAGACAGCCCTTTTAACATTAAATAATTAGTTTCAACAGTGGTTCTATCCATTACATCAGCAATTTCACCAAGAGCTACTAAATCTAAATAAGTATTTGCCTGTTGAATACCTAAAATATCATCTAATACTTCACAAAATTTAAATACTACTCCGGCTCCACAAAGAGATTTATTCTCATATTGCTCTGAAAGTTGATTGTTAATGATAATAACATTCTTTTCATTAGAACGAATTGGGCTTCCTTCATTATCATATAATTGTTCATGATGGTCAAGAATTAAACAACTAATTCCCATTGCTGCTAAGCGCTTATGCTCATTTATATCATAACTGGCAGCATCAGGACAAATAACTAAATCATAAAGATTTTCATCTTCAATTTCATCAATTTTGTCATTTAAACCATGCTGTTTATGCTCGTGTAACGTAAAATTTAAATCAGCTTCTGGAAATAAATGTTTAATATATAGCCAAAGAATAGCAGAACTTGTGAATCCATCACAATCTGCGTCAACAACAAATAAAATGCTGCTATTTTTTCGTAAATGTTCTAGCAGTAAGTTAGCTCCCTCACGAATATTATTTAAATAATATGGATTAATTTCGCAGTAACTACTTGGGTTTAAAAAATTTTCAATATCTTTAACGCCGCGGCTAATGAGTACTTCTCGCAATGCTAGTCGCGGATCTGTGGTATAATCTTGTCTTAATTTATATTTCATTTATAACACCTATCTAATTTTAATTCTATTTTTATATAAATATTCAAAAATATCTTTTCCTCTGTCAAAAGGCGAATCTTTTTCCTGTAATAAATTATCATAATCCCAAATATATGAAAAATTTGCTTGATTTTTATATTTAACACATAAGTTTTCTATTTTCTGACGATATTTTTTTGCTTTCTCTGTTCGCCAATCGGAATATTCTTTATCCAGCGCAATGACAATTTCATTTGCGCCAAGTACATCAGTAAGCAAACTAATATGATATTTATTAAAAGTTGAACCGCAACAAGCGACACAATTACTAAAATCTCCGTAATATCCTTCATCTAGTAATACACTTTTTTCTGCTTCTGCGATAATTGCCGTACGACGGCGCATAATACCATTTTTATGTTCATAAATCCCATATAAATTAAACTGTAATGGATGAGTATATAGGACATCTCCAATTTGAATTGGACGATATTTTCCAAAATTTTCTATATCTTCTGGATTTATCGCGCGGCCACGAATACCTATTAAACGCCCATTAATATCAAAATGAGGAATGGTAATTTTATTTTGATTAATTAAAAAACCAATATGAAATTTTTTCATGGCTTCTAATGAAATGCCGTCTTTTAACCAGGAAGGATGATAATAATTAATAAAATAATCTAATACACCTTTTGGATATTCTTGTAGCGTAGGAATTATATTATTTACTTTATATTTTTCCAAATCAATAGAGTATAAATTTCTTGCTTTTGGCCGCGTAATAATTAAATGCGCTAAGCATTGCTTAACATATTGCTCTGCTTCAAATAAATCTATATTCTCATGATAATTAATAAATATAAATTTTTGATATAATTTAAAAATAGACATAGCTTCGCTACATTCTGTATAGCATCTAAAAATTTTATTGTTTTGATACCAATATAATTTCATTGATTCTGCTTCATGAATGGGATTATGACATATAGTAGGACAGATTAAATATCCTTTATCTTCATAAATTTCTATTTGTTCTACGCCAAGACTTTCTAAAAAATTTTTGACATCTTCTAAGGTGATGGAATTAATAATATCTTGTCTATTAACACCGATTAAATCTAACTCTTTATCTAAATTTTGAAGAGTATCAATCATCGACTTGCTCCTTCCAATTTAAAACCATTTGCTCTGATGCTGATGAAAACAAATCAATTGGTGTGTCAATTGGCATGTTATCAGCAGTCGTTATAAATAAATCTTTTCTATTACCTGTACCTAAATTTAAATTAATCCAAATTCTTATATTTTTATATCGTCCGCGTCTCATTTTATATATATCAATAATATGTGTTGGACGCCATTCAGTATCTTCTACATATTTACTGTCTAAATAGCCTTCGCGTGCCGCTTGTCTAAAAGTTGGAACTACGCTATTCCAAACTTGTGGCATAACTTTTGTCATAACATAAGCGATATCAGCCTTATCACTAATTGCTTTTGACGAACGAATCGCCGTTTCATTTTTAAAACCGCCATCATCCATCATCGCGCTCATATTAACTTGTGTAGCAGAAAAAATAAATAAGTTATAATCTTTAGCTAACTGTTTAAGCTGGTTTGCCATCATCATTAGAATAGTAGCTTCATTTAAATTATTTTTTGAAAATTGATTAATCATACTATCAGTAGAGTGAATATAATCAAAAAACACATATTTAACTTCATCAACCGTGGCATACCGTTTTATTGTTGCTTCTACATTTACTAAATTTGGATTACTAATTTCTTCAATAATAAATGAATTTCTATATTTATCAATTATTTTTGCCGCGTATTTTACACGACTTAGTTCTCCAAATTCATACTGTCCTGTTAAAATATGTTCTTCATTTACTCCTGATATATAAGCAAGCATGATTGTTTGAAGCTCTTCTTTATCCATCTCAGTAACAATAAATAACACTTTTCTTGCTTCCCGAAATTCACCACTAGCATTTATTTCTTCAATAAAACAATTTTTTTCATATGACCAACGTTCAGGATAAGCTAAACGACAAGCATCAAAAACTGAGGTTCTCGTTTTTCCGCTGCCGCTAGAACTAGATTTTAAATAAAAACATCCTTCACGTGCTCCGCGGCAAACACTACTAAAAATTTTTCCTTCAAGACTTGGCCCAATATTTGGGGCTTTTTGAAGTTCATCAATTAATTCAAAAATACCTTCTGACGGGTCTCCGCGCATGCGCCCACCATGTAAAAAATCATTACGAATAATATTATATTTACTTTCAATAGTATTTAAAATATCTTCTATTGAAGCATTATCATAACGTTCTTGAATCTCAACAGCTTTTAATGGGTCATCAATATTTTTATCATCAATATAAAATTCACTGACATCATATTTCTCTTTTACTAATCGTCTTAAAAGAGCCATTTTTTTTAAACGATTATAATATAAATTAATATTACTTAATTCAGCAATTTCATATGCGCCTTTAAGAAATTCAAGCCCGCCATCGCGCTTATAAATTTCGGTACTATTATTTCCCCATTTTTCAATTTCTTGATCAACTTCTATTACTGTTAGCTTAGTCGCGCCTTCAATATATAAATTTTTAATCGCAATAAAGCAAATTCTAATTAAATTATTATCAAAATCGCTTGGAGTAATATCTGGATATTCCAAGAAGAGAAGTGGATTTAACATCAAATCTCCAATAACTTGTCGATTTGCCATTTTATCTGTTAAAACCAATTGAATCACTCCTCATCTTGTAAAAAGTCATCAGCATTTAATATTTGTTTAGTTGATTTATTTTCTTTAATCGGCACAATATATTCAGTAGTTTGTGTATTAATTGCTCGTATAAATGCTTCTGCTTTATTAGATTGATGTTTTTTCCAATCAAGCATTTTTTCTACTGTCGCGGGTTTAATTAAAGTTAAAGAATCTACTAATTTTTTCTTTTTTTCAACTTTATATAAATAATCCAAACACTCTACTAAGATATTATCAGAATATCCATATGTATTACGTAGGCGTTTACGCTCTGTCCAAATTTGTGCCCCAGGTGCTTTAAGCCCAAAAATTTCACATACTTTATTTGAAAAATTTTCGCGTTCAATTTTATTATTATAACATTCTTTACAATACCAATATGATGTTTTTGCACCTGCGGATGCGTAATTTATCATATCTTCTGTGCGAAATGTTTCTTTACAGTCATGACATTTATGCATAGCTCTTACTGCCACAATCCTCACTCCTATACTTTTATTCTATATCTATTATAGCATAAATTGTATAAATAGTCAAATAAAAAAAAGCCTACATTGTAGGCTTCTTTTTACAGTAAATCCTTAATTTCATCTACGAATAGTTCTACCAAGTCTGCTTGTGAAGGTACAGCTTGACTTAGCTTAAAGTCCTCGCTACCGAATACTCGTTTAATAACATCACGCATAATGTTAAGATGCTGTTCTCGTTCTTCCTCAGAGCTTGCGGCCGCGAGATAATTTTGCCAAACAGTTTTCGCATCTTCCATAACTTCCTGGAAAGGACGCGCTTTAATTTGAGCAATCTCAGTATTATCGGTGACTTGTGCACCATCAAGCTCAACTGCTTTATCAATTGCATCTCCAATTGCGTCTACAAGTTCTTTATAACCGAATTTAATCTTTGGGGCAAGATACTGATAACGAGACCCGGCGAATACTGTTGGTGTAGAGCGCGTGTAAAGAAAACGCTCAGTTGTTCCATCTTGATTCATCTGAACTTGAAGATAACCAATAATATCAACAATACTATTAATAATTGTATAAGCATTATTGGGAAGATCGGGCGCGACTGCGGTAATTGGATTACCTTCCTCATCACGCATTTCAGTTGGCTTTTCTTTGCTGTGGGCAATGAAAAGAATACCAAAACCAAGTAATGTAATTTCACGCCAAAATTCAGAGAATTCGGTCTTTAACATGTTCCACCCTTGCTTTGGAACTTGTTATCTTATAGGCTTTTTATCCTATAATTCTTACACTTACTTATTCGTGTAAGTTCAGCATATCTTTTCACCTTCTAAATGATAGAAGGGCTAACTCTCGTGGAATTTTATATCATTTTAATAATTCAAGAAAATGCTCATACTTTCTATTTAACTTTAATATATTGTCATTATAATACATTAATTTAAATATCATATTCGTTCTCTCTTTTGAATATGTATATAATCTATATCGTGGAATAGTGCAAGTCTCATCAGTAGTATTCTCTAATATAGTGGTTACATGATTAAATTTTAAATAATCATAAATTGATACAAAAGTTTCTAATGAAGCACCGTCTAGCTGCCATCTTATTCCATTATTTGCGCTTGTAATACATCCATCTCCGTCAAAAAATCCTCTTAAAAAGTCTGGATAAAACTGAGATTTTATATTTTTTATAAAATTAGTATCACAATATGTTTTATTTGGAATAATATCATATAAACTTAAATCATCTTTTATTTGTTTAGAGAAAAAATATAATTTAGAATTTTGGAATCCATTAGCACGAGTATAATCTTTAATAGGGCGTTCATTTCCTAGTACTTGATTAATATCAATTAAAATTTGTTTATCACTTTGTTGTAATTCAATACATACACAATTATCTTCTCTACTTACCCACCCATCCGCGGCCAATAAGCCTAATATATAGGCACTCTCGGGCGTTTGATTGTTTATATCAAAGAAATTATGCTTAATATTAAATTTACTTATATTAGTTTCTTGTACTGTTCTTATTGTAACTTTATTACGTACTAATGCTCGTCTAATAGTTCCTGTACTAACATTATAATTTTTTGCTAGCTGATTTTGACTTGTTCCTTCAATATAAGATTCAATAATAGCTTTTTCTTGCTCATTCGTTAAAATTGTTTTACTCATCCAAGTCAAACCTCCTATAACTTATATTAAAATGTTTAATAATTCTATGCGTTGCGGCTGGCAAGCTTTTTACAGCAAGCCTTCACCTCTGATTCCCATTTCAGGGTTCCAGATTTTTAGTTAGTTTTTACATTACTCTCACGAGTAAAGGGGGCCAAGGTTTTTAACCCCACGGTACATCTCTGATAGAATCAACACTTTCACGTTGGCAGATATACTTTTCACAAAGCTGCCAAGCAATTGAAGCAGTATCGACTACAATACTGTCATACATCTCTTTTGCTTGCGGCTTACGAAGCTGAGTAAGAACCTGCTTCGCATCTGTCCACCTGAGAATTGGAACACTACGAATTCCCGCGAGGGCATTTGTACCTTGCTCAAAATTTAGAAACAAGGAGCGAGGAAGCTGGGAACCAAAAGTTGATTTACCAGTTTTCACTTTGTTATCTTATCGGCTCTTTATCCGATAATTCTCATACTTACTAATTCGTATGAGGTCAGATTATCTTTTCTTCTACTTGAGAAGTTACTGGCTCGTGGGATACTATATCATTAAAGAGTTGAAGACATTTTAAATATTTCCTTGGTAAGTAAAGATTGGGTTTTTCATTATAAAATAAATAATATAATTTCTCAGAAGAAGATTGTGCATATTGAAAATAATAAACATTGTTTCGGTTGTCTTTATAAATTTTAACCTTAGGAATATTATATTTATTATAAAGAATATCAATAATATCATTCAAAAATTTTTCATTATAACTACATAAAGAAAACCGAACATATGAACCACTTAAACAAAAAGTACCATCTCCATCAAAATAACCGCGAATAAAATCTATCCAATATTTTTCTGGTAAATTTTTAGGAAACATAAATGAATAAGTTTTTCTATTTACAATACCATAATTATTTAATATATTTTTTATTTTTTCACTACGAAAAACAAATTCAGATACATTAAAACCATCTTTTGTTTGATAATCTCTAATAGGATAATTACTTTGTAGAGATTTTTGTATCATTTCTAAAAAATTTTTATCTACTGATGATAATCCTATTTTAATACTGCCATCTTTTCTAATACTACCATCCGCGGCTAAAAAACCTAATAAATAACAATTATTTTTATTTAATTTATCAAAATAATTATCATTGATATAATATTTTCTTTGATTTTGTGGAGAATATTTATTTTGTTCTTCTTTTGAACGAATATGTATATTATTTTCAACTAAAATTTTTCTTAATTTATATGTTGATATTCCAATTTCTTTACTTAATTTAGCAAGACTTACTCCTGCATTATATTTATCTAAAATAACGGTAATATCCATAGATAGAACCCTCCTTAATGTTTAATTATCCTAATCGTTGCGCGTGTTATATCTTTTAAAATATAACTTCCGCTCTGATTGTCATTTCAGACTTCCAGATTTTTCCAGTAATTATCTTATATAATCACTTATATAAGGCCCAAATTTTAGGCTCTCCGTAAATCAATAAAAACTTTCCTTTCAAGTCTCGGCTAATCTTAGACGGCTCTAAACTAAAAATATCAATATATGCCATAAATTATCCTCCTAGAAAAGTATAACTGGGATTATTCCCAGCTATACTTTGTACTAGAATTATCCGCGGCGGATGCCTTTGGAGCCTTATGAGTAGCATCAATTTGAAGCTGCTCAATCTTGGCCTTACGCGCATTAAAAGCCTTTTTAATCTCACTAGGATCATATGAGAGGTCTTCTTCTTTGCCTTCATCATCGCCCTTGGTAATAATAAGTTCACGAATTGTACGAGTTGTCATTTCCGGAATCTCTTCACCCCAAGAACTCTCGGTGCCAGAAGCCTTAACTTCAACTGCTGTGACACGAATACGCCCCTTAACATTTACTGTATCGTTAATATTCCAATTACGCTCAATATAATTAACTGCGTCAGGATTTTCTACAATAAATTCAAATACATCAAGATTACCACCATACTGAACTACGCCGCCCTTAATAATTAGACGCCCAGTGGTGTCGCCATCTCGGTCCTCTTCGGAGCGCATATCAAGAATATAAATATCAGTTGTAAACGACGCAACATCAGTTGCTGATCCGCCCACATTAATAAAAGAAGTATTAAGTTGCCAACCATTAATTAGCTGACCAGACTTAGTTACAAAATTATTTTCACGTAGAGAACCAGAATTAATACGAACAATATCAGCATCATCAATACCTACATTCTGAACAGTTTTAGCAGAACGTAGAGCCATAATTTGCTCATATCCTGGATTTGAGGTGTTCTTCTTAGTGTACTTCGCGGCGAACATACTGACTGGGATATCACTTGTTTCCTCACGGCCACCATAAGTCTGAGTTACGCGTACGGTCATATTAACACTTTCATAAGGACGACCATCTTCAAGCTTGCCCTCACGGAAAGTAGTATCAAGAAGCTTACCTACAATATTAACTCGATTTAGTGCTTGTTCATTTACAGTTTTCATTTTTATTTTCTCCTTTTTTATTTTCTATGTTTATTATATCATGTTATTTTTAAAAA